ACAACCAAGAAGGTTCTTCTGTTGTAGGTAATGCTTCACTTAAGATTAAGAACTTTGACGACTACAACGCAAACCATTCTGACGACAGCAAGAACTATGTTTTTGCAGCAAAGAACCCTGGTTCTTGGTCAAATGGTCTGAAAGTTTGCTTCATTGACGACAAAGCAGACCAAACAATTAAACTGGGAGCAAGTGTTCTTCAAGCAGTTGGTGCTGGTGGAACCGCAGTTGGTCTTGGTGTTAGTGTTGCAGTTGCTGACGCAGTTCTCCCTGGAGCAGGAACAACTTCATCCTTTACTGGATACCTCAAAGGTATTGTAACGGGTCAAAGCGAAGATTCTATCGACGTTAAGATTGTTGAGAGAGTAGATACTTCTACCGATACTGTTACTGCAATTTCTTATGATGAAAAGAACAGAGCAACTTCCATCAGAGATGGAGATACTGTTCAACTTATGAGTTCTGCTGGTGTTGCTTTAACATCAGTTACAACAGTCACTGATGATGTTTCTGATTGGTATGATAGTCAGAATTTGGCACTTGATAATACAAAAATTTCTTGGAGATCAATTGCACCAAAACCAACTGATACTCAGTATGCAAATGATAGAAATGCAAGACATGACGCACTTCACGTTGTTGTAGTTGATGACACTGGAGACATCACTGGAATTCAGGGTAACATCTTAGAGAAGCACTTATTCCTCTCTAAAGCAACTGATGCAATTTCTGCAGTAGACCCAGCACTGAGAATTTGGTGGAAAGAGTATCTTGCACAGTATTCTGCCTTTGTTTATGCAGGAGACAATCCTTCAGATAACGGCAACTCCGAGAGAGTTTATCAAACATTCTTCGAAACTGATGCAACATCTTCAATCTATGATGATTGGAATGTAAATGATACTGCAGCAGATGGTCTCTGGAACCTGGCAGCTCAAGATTCTAAGTTCAGTGTAATGGGTAACGTTACTTATGAACTTGCTGGTGGTACTGACTACCTCGCTGGTCAAAATGGTAAAACTGGAAGTCTCAAAGCATCTCTTGGAGATTTGACATCTTCTTATCAACTCTTTGAAAACAAAGAAGAGGTTGAAGTTGACTACTTAATCATGGGTCCTGGTCTTGACACCAAGTATCTGTCTCAGGCAAAAGCAAACTATCTGATTTCTCTTGCAAATGCTAGAAAGGATTGTATTGCTGTTATTTCTCCTCACAGATACGATGTTGTTTCTGATCCAGATCCTTCTGCACCATCAGTAGCAAGATACCTGACAACGGAGCAAATTACTGACAACATTGTTGAGTTCTTCTCTCCAATTTCTTCATCTTCTTACGCTATTCTTGATACTGGTTATAAGTACACTTATGATAGATTCAACAACAAGTTCCGTTACATCCCATGTAATGCAGACGTTGCTGGTCTTTGCGTAAGAACTTCAATCTTTGCTTATCCTTGGTTCTCTCCTGCTGGACAGCAAAGAGGTGTTCTGAACAATGCAATTAAACTTGCATACAACCCAAATAAGGCACAAAGAGATAGACTTTATCCTAAGAGAATTAACGCAATCGTTAATAAGCCTGGATACGGTATTTTACTCTTTGGTGACAAGACTGCTCTTGGTTTCGCATCAGCGTTTGATAGAATTAACGTTCGCCGTTTGTTCCTCACCGTTGAGCAAGCACTTCAGAGAACTGCAGAGACCGTTCTGTTTGAACTGAATGATGAAATCACGAGAGCAAACTTTAGAAACATCGTCGAACCTTATCTTAGAGACATTCAGGCCAAGAGAGGTCTTTATGGTTATCTGGTTAAGTGTGATGAGTCTAATAACACTCCAGACATCATTGATAATAATGAGTTTAGAGCTGACATCTTCCTGAAGCCAGCCAAATCAATTAACTATGTAACACTCACATTCGTTGCAACACGAACTGGAGTTTCCTTTGAAGAAGTTGCAGGATCTGTTTGATTTAAACTAATAAAACCATCAGGAGGAAAATACAATGTCAATTCCATTTAGAAGTTTATCTTCTTTTAAGAAGTCACTCAACGGCGGCGGTGCCCGCGCCAATCTGTTTGAGGTAGTTCTTCCAGGAGACATTCCTGGAGACCCTCAAGGTCTTGGTTCTTGGAATAATAACACAGATGTACAACTTGATTCCAAGTTCTTATGTAAAACTGCTGCCCTTCCAGCATCTAATGTTGCAGCAATTGAAGTTCCTTTTAGAGGAAGACAGTTTAAGGTTGCTGGAGACAGAACCTTCGATAATTGGTCTGTAACCATCATCAACGATGAAGATTTTGCAATCAGAAGAGTGATGGAAGGTTGGATGCAGTCAATCGCACAATACTCTGATCATAGTGGATTCACCGATCCACAAGATTACATGAGAAATGCCAAGGTTTATCAACTTGGTAGAGGTGACGTTACTAGAGAGCAAGGTGCTGGAACTCCAGGTTCTGCTAACATTCTCGCACAATACAGATTTGTTGACATCTATCCAGTTAATATTTCTGCCATTGACCTTTCTTATGATAACACAGATACCATTGAAGAATTCACTGTTGACTTTGCAGTACAATTCTGGTATCCAGTTGATGCAAATAATGAGGATGAAGTCAATGAAGCAGGAATTGAAGCTTGATAAATAATAGAACAAGTAAAGTTCTAAATTATATTAATGTCTAGATTATTTGGATTTTCAGTAGAAGATACTGATAAAAAACCACCCTCAGTAGTATCCCCCGTCCCCGAAAATAACGAGGATGGGGTTGACTATTATCTGACGAGTGGTTTTTTTGGTACTTCGGTTGATATTGAAGGTGTTTATAAGAACGAACAAGATTTAATTCGTAGATATCGTGAAATGGCACTTCATCCAGAAGTGGATAGTGCTATTGAAGACATTGTAAATGAAGCGATTGTTTCTGATACTTATGATAGTCCCGTTCAAGTTGAGTTATCTAATCTCAACGCTAGCGATGGACTTAAGAATAAGATTAGAGAAGAGTTTAAAAATATCTTAGAAATTTTAGACTTTGATAAAAAGTCTCATGAGATTTATAGGAATTGGTATATTGACGGAAGACTTTATTATCATAAGGTAATTGACTTAAAGAATCCTCAAGATGGGATTCAAGAACTTAGATACATTGACGCGCTTAAGATGCGTTATGTTAGACAGCAAAAGAAGACAGATCCAAATAAAATAATTGCTAATAACAGGTCACAAAATCTAATGGACTTGGATTTTCCTGAAATTGAAGAGTATTTTCAATACAATCCAAAACTGAAGAATGGTTATGGAAATACTAATACTGGAGGAATTAAGATTGCAAAAGATGCAATTACTTATTGTACTTCAGGTCTTGTAGATAGAAATAAGAATACTGTACTTTCATACCTCCACAAGTCAATTAAATCAGTTAATCAACTGAGAATGATTGAAGACTCTTTGGTGATCTATCGTTTATCAAGAGCACCAGAGCGTAGAATTTTCTACATTGACGTTGGTAATCTTCCAAAGGTCAAGGCAGAACAATATCTGCGTGACGTTATGATGCGTTATCGTAACAAGTTAGTTTATGATGCTAATACAGGAGAGATTAGAGATGACAAAAAATACATGTCAATGCTTGAAGATTTTTGGTTGCCTCGCAGAGAAGGCGGAAGGGGAACAGAAATCTCAACTCTGCCAGGCGGCCAAAACCTTGGAGAAATCACTGATATTGAATACTTTAAGAAAAAATTATACAGAGCACTCAATGTTCCACCCTCAAGAATGGATGGAGAAGGTGGGTTTAACTTGGGCAGATCTTCTGAAATCTTAAGAGACGAACTTAAGTTTACTAAGTTTGTCGGTCGTTTGAGAAAGAGATTCTCGAATATGTTTAATGATATGCTTAAAACACAATTGATTCTGAAGAATATCGTGACTCCAGAAGACTGGGAAAAGATGTCTGAACATATTCAGTATGATTTCCTCTATGATAATCACTTCTCAGAACTCAAAGAATCTGAGTTATTGAATGAGAGATTGAATCTTGTTGCTACTGCTGAACCATATGTTGGTAAGTATTTCTCTCAAGATTATGTGAGAAGACAAATTCTTCGTCAAACAGACCAAGAAATCATCGAACAAGATAAGATTATTGAAAAGGAAATTGAAGAGGGTAAAATTCCTGATCCTGCAATGATGGTAGATCCTCAAACTGGAATGCCTGCCGATACTACAAATGGAGAGATGGGTCAAGTTCCTTTGGAACCAGAGATTGACGAAAAACCAGTTGCTGCACCAGAAGGTGGAGAAATCTAAGTATAAATAAAAAAAATTACATTAAAAATTATGGATGACTTAATGGATATGATTATTGGTGATGAAACACCAGCGAATATTAGTGACAAGATTAAAGATGTTCTTTATGCAAAAGCATCGGAAAGAGTGGATGGATTAAGACCTTCAGTATCTGATACTGTATTTTCTGACGGTGGAGAAGCAGAAACTGAAGAATAATAAATAACTATTAAAGTATTTTATTATAGAAATGCAAAGGACCAAAATAATTGTAGGTGAAGTTGCTTTAGCGACAAGTGCTGGAACTGCTACTAGCATTTCTAGTGCCACTTGCGTAAGACTTCATAATGGTGCAGGAACAACTGCGATTGTAAGTATGGCAAGCACTGTTGGTGCTGCAGATACTGTTTCTTTTAGTATGCCAGCAGATACTGTCGAATTCCTTGAGAAAACTGCAAGTTATGTTGTTTGGGCAGATTCTGCATTAGTAACAGCAGCAAAAGTAGGATTTACCGCATAAAAAAATGAAACTAATTAGAGAAGAAATCGAAAAGGTAGAGGTTCTCACAGAAGAATCTAATGGTAAGAAGAATCTTTATATCAAAGGAATCTTCTTACAAGCAGAGCAAGTCAATCGTAACGGTAGACTTTATCCTGGCGCAATTATGGAGCGTGAGGTTAAGCGTTACAACGAACAGTATGTTCAGAAAGGACGTGCTCTTGGAGAACTCGGACACCCCGATGGTCCTACTGTAAATCTCGATAGAGTTTCACATAAGATTGTTGATCTTCAGAGAGAAGGTAACAACTTTGTAGGAAAGGCACAGATTCTGTCAACACCAATGGGTAAGATTGCTGAATCTCTTCTCAAAGATGGTGTCACCCTTGGCGTTTCTTCTCGTGGTATTGGTTCTCTAACTGCAACCAAAGAAGGATACAAGCAAGTCGGTGAGGACTTTATGCTTGCAACAGCAGCAGACATTGTTGCTGATCCTTCTGCACCCGATGCTTTTGTCCAAGGAATTATGGAAGGCAAAGAGTGGATTTGGGACGGTGGAGTTCTGCGTGAAAGACTTGCAGAAAACACTCGTAGACAGATCAATCAATTAACTGCACAGAGACAGTTAGAAGAACACAAGATAGAACTGTTTAACCAGTTCTTGAATTCATTATAGCACATATAGTGTAACTTTGCAAATTATAAATAAATATAGTTTTAAATAACGGTAACATCGGAGAGTTCAAATGTCTAGTGGAGAAAATTTACACGAAATGGAAGTAGGCACAGCGCAATCCAAAACTGCTGTCAATGCTGGTGCAAAGGCAGGAGATTCAATGGATACTTCTATCGCAGGATCTTATGAAGATCTTGGCGGACCTACCCCAGAAAATTACAAAGCAGACGACGATTCAGCAAAACTGAAAGAGCCTTCATTGAAGACTGTCAGTGATGTTGTAACCAAAAATGCTGGTAAGGCAGATCCAATGCCTGCTGGCGTTAAGGAAGAAGAAGAAGTCGAAGGTGAAGTAGTTGCAGAAGAGGAAGCAACTGAAGTTGTTTCTGAAGAAGAAGTAGAAGAATCTGAAGAGGTAGTTGAAGAAGAAGCATATAGCGTCGAAGAAGACGTAAATGCAATTCTTCAGACAGAAGAAGAACTCTCCGAAGAGTTTAAAGAGAAAGCAAAGGTCGTATTCGAAGCAGCACTGAACACCAAGGTTTCCGAAATTAAGGAAGCACTTGAAGTTCATTATGAGGAAAGACTCACTGAGGAAGTTGCTGAAATCAAAGCAGCACTTACTGAGCGTGTCGATTCTTATCTTGAGTATGTCGCTGATGAGTGGATTTCTGAAAATCAACTCTCAGTTGAGCAAGGTCTGAAGGAAGAACTCTCTGAGTCCTTCATGTCAGGTCTGAAGAATCTTTTTGAAGAACATTATGTATCAATCCCTGAAGAAAAATATGATGTACTCAATAGCATGGTAGAAAAACTTGATGAAATGGAATCAAAACTCAACGAGCAGATCGAGAAGAACGTTTCACTTAACAAGCGCCTCGCAGAGTCGGTTGCAGATGGAATTTTTGACGAAATCGCTGAGGGTCTTGCCCTGAGCCAGAAAGAGAAGCTCGCTTCACTTGCCGAAAGTGTTGAGTTTGGAAGTGAAAACGAATATCGTGAAAAGTTAGTAGCACTGAAGGAATCTTATTTCCCTTCAAATACTGCTGCTCCTCAGACAAAAACTGAGACGCTGACCGAGGGTGCTGATGTTACTCCAGAGATTTCTAATCCAAGAGTTGCAACATACGCTCAGATGCTGACCAGAATGTCTAAGTCCTGAAATTAACATTAAAACAAACACACTAAAAAGG